CAACACGTTGTCCACCTTACTCGAGTCGTTCTCGTCAGTCGCGTGGATGCAATACCAAACACAATCATCAATGGCCTTCACGCCGTGCGTGATGCCTGCCTTAATTTCTAAACACGCTGGCGCGTGAATAATCTCAATCTCTTCACCTACTAATACCGCTACCTTACCTTTAGCCAGAATCGACAAGTGGCTAAAGTCATGTGTGTGCTTCAATATAGCGTCGCCCGCCGCGACGTAAATCTCTTTGGCGTACAGCCCATCAGAAAAATGATGGTGAATCATGCCGTCCTTTTCCACATATACACAGTGATGTACGGCTGGTAGTTCGCGTTGGTTGCTGATGAACCTGTCGTGCTAATCGATGTAGCGACTGTCACGCCGGTAGTGTTGCTGTTCGTAGAAATCTGCGATCCAAAGCCAGTTGTGTTCTGCGCATAATTTTGCGCCGCGCCTGATGCGGAATCTGGCCGGTAGTAAAGCGCTGTAGAGTGAGCGTGGCCTGGGTCAGTGACCGTTGATGTGGCCGTATGGCTGTGGCTAACAACAATCGCATCTGCCGAACCGCCTGTCTCTTCCGCAGAATCAAACAGCGAGTTACCAGAATTAAAGCCGACCATCACGCGGCCAGCGCCGAACGCAGTCCATGTACCAAACCCTAACAACGTACCGGGGTTCGTGCTGACGGAAGAGTTTGTGTAGATTGAACCGACCGGGTACAGAGCGTTCTTGATGGCGTCAGCGACATCTTGCACAAACGCTGTCGTGGCTAACTTAGTGCTGTCATCGGTAGATGTCTGTGTGACGCCAGTTGTTCCAGTCGGCAACGAAGGTGTGCCGCTGAAAGTAGGCGATGCAGTATCCGCCTTAGTCGCGACCGCTGTCGCAATATTGTTAAACTCGGTATCGATCTCGGTACCTTTAACAATCTTGCCCGCGTTACCAGACGGCAGCGAATCCTTGGCTGCAAAGTCCGTACTTTTTGTGTAATTACTCATGATACTCGCCCGTTCTTGGTGAGAATTTCAATCTTCTGGATAGACAACGCCGACGCGTTAATCTCAGCTTCGTAGCCGGTCTGCACAATACGACCTGACCCAGTGCCTTGCGCGTAGAGTGTTTGCAATGCAATACCGTCTGCGTATTGCGCAAGCGGTGAGCCATTCGCGCCGTATTCCGCCGTGCCGTACTCCGACACCTGTTGCGTTGGGATTTGCGTATTCTGCGACAAAAAGTTTTCGCTGAAATCAAAGCCCCACTTGATTGTCACAACTTGATTGGTGCCGCCGATCACCACAACCCCAATCCGTTTGAGAATCGACGTGACGCTTTGATCGCCCAAGTCAGATTGATTGGTGTAGTACTGCAAACGGTACGACGACGTATCGTCCGTGTAGCCGGTGTACTTACCGATGTAGCCCGTCTTGCCGATCAACAGATCGCCGTTGCGACGTGCCAGCAGCGAAGTCGGCGCAATATTGCGCCAAGTCGTCACGCGGGAAGACCCGTCTTCCAGCACCCCGCGTGTGTCAAACACATACACGAAGTTCGATATGGGGAACGTAATCAGGTAGAACGCGTTCAGTTCCGAATAGACCGCCTTAATACCTGACGCCGTCTCGCTCGAGGCCAACTGCATAATGTCGTTGCGGACATTCTTGCTCAAGTCACGGAACGGCGCGGATTTCTCTTGAATCGTGCGCAGTACTGACCGCACGCCGCTGTTCGACAAGAACACGACATCCGTATTGGTGTTCTGCACCGAGTCGCGCGCTATGCAACCAATGCCGCCCACCGTGTCGTAGAGCGACATCGTTGATGGCGCCGTTGCGCCTTGGTACACCAGAATCTGGCGCTTACCGAAGATAAATAGAAAACCGTTATGCGCTGCCAGCGCAGTGATCTCATCCGGCCCGTTCGGCCAGACGTTGTTCACGTTTAAGCTACCTGACGTGCCGGTCGACCAGACGTGGCCTGCGATCAGATCGGAAAAAAACAATGTCTGTTTATTCGTCGCCGTGTTTGCGGCCCACAGTCGGCCATACGCTGAGATGACAATATCGGCTTGCGGTACCGTTGCGACATAGCCGCTTTTTTCACTGACGCGGCGGTACGTTGTCGTGCTAACTGCCGGATCGTAAATCAACGGATCATGCGCGTTCTGGAAGAAGTAAGTAATGCCGTTTAGCGACGCGCATTGCCAGTTGTTGGCCGTGATCGTCGGTGCGGTGCCCCCGCCCCCGTAAGTCAACTCGACCACGGCGTTACTGCCGTCGAGCCTAAATAATTTGGCGTTGCCGGCAAACAAAACGGTGTAGGTGCCGTCAGCGCCGACTAATTCATGAATGACGCCGACATTGTTCGCGCCCAAGTTGCCCGAGGAGGCATTTACCTTCGCCCACCCCTTGCGCGCGCCGATCCGGCCGTACTGGTCAATGACGCAATTGGTCGCCTCCAAGGCAAAACCGGATTGCAAATCTAACGGCGAGTCTTGGGTGTTCAGGCCATAAAAGCCTGGTGCCGAGATAGTATTGACCTGTAGCGCCTGACTCATGTCGACAGGAACTCCTGCATCTCAGGAAAGCGCGTCGCTTCCAGAGCTATATAATCAGACAGCATACTTCTGTACAGCGCATATGCTTCTGAGGAATTTAGACCGCCATCTTCCCCGCGCTCAACCAACGCTCTGGCGTAAGCGTTCTGCGTCACCAACACGTCCGGCACCAGCACCATCGTCGAGTCCGACGACAGTACAGCCTGCGGGACGGTCAGAAAAAACTTGATGGAGTAGACGCCGTCTGGCCGGCCCCACAGTTGCACCTTGGCGTCGCCGTTGCCATCCACACCTTCAAAGCAATACTGGGTTGGTACGGAATCCACAAACGGTTGGAGATTCTGCTTTCTGCGCATGTCCCCTACGGTGATGTTCTGCATCACGACGTTGGATGTTGTATTCAGTGGGTCACTGCTGACGCGAAACTTCTGACCAGCGCCAGTTAAAGAATACTCGTACACGCTTGCCGAAGTCGTTACTGTCACTTCGGTGCCAAGCGCATTCCAGTCGTAAGCGTCTTCGATTTGCCGTTTGGCGTCGTTGACAAACTTACCAATTAAGGATGAATAAGTGGTCAGTGCGACGGTCGTGACCGTCTGCTCGCGCAGGCGGACTAACACATCGTTGACGAGTTCTAAGTAGGTCATTTGCTCTTCGCCTTATTCCTTGCGGATATAGCGCTAGCTTTTGCCTTTGCGTCCGCCTTGGATGATGCGCCCCAGGCTTTCAAAGAGAGCAAGAGCCGGGTTGGCTTGCCATCCTTAAGCTCGGGGCCGGGCATGTTGCCCATCCTAGCGAGAAAAGAAGCTCGTCGTGGGTTGTCGCCAGATTTGACTGGCGCCTTCAGGGTTCCCCCTGTTGCTGCATTATAAGACGCGCGGCCTGTAGCATTCAAGCCGCCCTTAGGGTTTTGACCGGCTTTTCGCTGCCAGGCTGGAGTCTTCATTTTTTCCTCGGTTTAGCCGTTTTGGCCGACTCCTTAAACGCGGCGGCAGTCGGGGCACCTTTAGCCCCAGGCTTGCGCATCTTCTCGCCCGACCCTGCGGCGATGCGCTTACGCTTGGCGTTTATGTTGGCGTACAGGCCGGCCTTCATTTCTTGGCCTTCTTCTTGGCCATGCCGGCCATGCTAAGACCAATCGCCACCGCCTGTTTCTGCGGATAGCCTTCCTTGCGCAGCTTGCTAATCTTGGCTGAAGCGGCAGCTTGCTTGCCTTTCTTCGTGTATGGGTACTTTTTTCCGTCAACCATTGGCATGATGTCACCCCTTAATAAAGAGTCGATCTGCAACAAACGTGATCACGCCGCCCAAGGCAGACGCAACCGACATACCAACCCAGAATCCACCTTTGGATTTGTTGGCCATTTCCAGCAACTGCTTAATGTCGCCCCGCATAGCGTGAACTTCGCTTTGCAGCGCCTCGACCTGGGCTTCTAACTTGCCGAATTCTCTTGGGTCAATCTCAGACATTTTCCATCTTCCTTGGTCGTCCGGGTCGCCGAGCTACTTCAGGCGGCCGCATGACTACATGGTGGGATAACTCCTCGACCGGCGCGTCGTCGTCAATACGAACGTAGCCAGCGTGGCCCTTCATACTGTCAATGTCGTGCTGGAGCGTAAACGTAACAGTTTGCCCGCTTTGCAAACAGCGGAATGTCGCGGCCATGGTGCCTCCAGAAGTGAAGCCAGGGGCCGAAGCCCCTGGGTATTACGCCAACGAACGAACGACGACCAAGCGCAACGTGGCAGACGCCAAGTCGACAGTGCCGCCGGTTTCGTTTTGGAAACGGATGCTGACGGTGTTCGCTGCGCTGACATAGGCGGTCACAATCAGACCGGCCACATCAACTGCCAACGACGCACTCAGCACCATGTCGCCCAAGGCAACGCCTGGGACGGTGACGGTATCGGTATCGCCTGCGCCGTCTACCAGACTATCGGCATCCAGCGTAGCGCGTACCAAAAAAGTGTTGGTGTACAGACCGCGAAACTGGTCATTGCCAGCCCGAACGGTCACGGAAGTTGCATTTGCCATGATGTTCTCCTAATTAGGTGGAAAACCCCCGACCGGTGGCCGGGGGAGTTTAATTAGGCTGGAACTGCCAGAGCGAATGCCGACGAAGACAGCGCTGCGCCCGTAGTGGCCGCCGTGCGGATCGCCTTGACGCCGTACAGGGTATCAGCTGTGAACAGGGTACCGAGGTATTCCTGCTTGTACTGAGTCTGCGAACGGACAGCCATCTGCTCAACCAGCACCATCGAATCACGGTGGCCCATCAGGCAGATACGGTCAGCGCCCGAGCTACCAGCACCGAAGTCGGCGTTGGAAGTAACGAACACAGGGATACCGTACAGGTTACCGATTTCGCCGTTGCGGATGGCGTTGCCGTCGCCCACAAATGCCTGTTCGGTGTAGCGTGCCAGACCCATCAAAGTGTTACGCGACGATGGCGGGATGATGAAGAAACGACCATCCATCGGGGTGTCGTTGTCATCTAGACGCTGAATCGTGCGACGGATCGCAGCGTCAGTCAGTGCAGCAGCGTTTGATGTGGCGCTGTTGTACGCGGTGGTGCCGTCCGAGCCGATGTAGGCTTTGGTCGACGATGCCGAAGTGGCGTAGTCGTCAGTGCCAACGGTTGCGCCGTTGAACGCGCGGCCAAGCTGAACCAGATCGGTGTCAACGCGGCGAGCCAGAGCGTAACCAGCGTCGGCAGTGTAGAACTGACGCAGGCTGTTCAATGCTTGCGCTTCGACGATATCTTCGATCAGGCGGCTGTACTCGTAGTGCTTGTTGATCGACACCTGAACTTCAGATTCAGTTGCAGCGATCAGCGTCACAGCGTCGGTGGACACCTTAGCCGAGGCAGAGCCACGGGTTGGTGCTGGGATATGGACGGTGTCACCCTTCTTGCCTTTGAAGTTCATCTTCATGACCAGATTGGCCAGAACGAGGTTCTTCTTATAGGCGGCAACAATTTCATCACTCCAAATTTCTGGGATGAATGTTGCTGCGGTTGTTGGGGTAACGCTATTTGCTGGGCTAAATGCGGTATTTGCCATGTCTAACTCCTAAGTATCAAAAGGTCATTTCACACGACCCTCCGCATACGCCGCCATAATCTCATCAGATAGGGCGTCATAACGCGCTGGGTCGGTCATTTTCAGCCGAATAAGGTCAGCACGTCGGTATACTCGCTTCGAACTCTCCCCGGTACCCCCGCTGTCGACTTGTGCGGCTTTCATCGTCTGCTGGCGGGCGGCAGTTGCCTGCTGTTCCGCCTGCTTAGTACGAACCCCACGCAATTCCTTGTAGGTACTCAGCAATTCATTCGCCGCATCGAAATCGGCTTCAGCATCCGCCTTGGCGTAGAGGCCGATACGCACTGGTGAAGATTTCACCCAGTTTGTAAAGTCCTCGTTTTGAACCACCTGCTCATAATCAGGATGGCTCTGCGCAAGTTTTTGCTTGGCCTGCAACAGTTTGAACTGGGCGCTCGCGTCGCGGGCAGCCAGAACATCCGGGTGCATTTCAATCGTCTTTTGAATCGCCTTTTTCGGGTCTTCAAAGAAGTCTACTTCCGGCTCTTCTTTTTCAACAGGTTGAGACTTAGCGCCAAGATTCTGCTTGATCAGCTCGTCGGCCAGCTTCCGCACTTCCCCGACTTCCTGCGCCTGGCGTCCGATCACTTTTTCCGCCTCTTGGTGCATCTTAACGATGTCCTCAAGCGACTTGTTTCGGTACCGATCCGGTAATTCCGGTTTGGCGTCAGATACTGCTTCGGGTAGTTTCGCTTCTTCTGCCTCTAACTCGCTAGGCATCTCGGGGTCATTATCTATCAACATGTCGTGATTCCTTTTCCTGCCATCTTTTGGTTCCCAGGATTAAACATGAACGGGGCTAAATTGCTTATCCGTTCGCTTTGCGCTCCGATTCTAACTTTTCACGGTGTTTGCGGTCAAATTGATGATACGCCGTCGGAAATGCGCCCGACCACCCCTCTAGTTTGAATCTCGGCGTTGAAACTGTGCGGCGGGCTGACTTGCCACACAGACAACTTACGACTTGCTCATCAAATGTTGCCAGTCGTTCAATCTTTTCGCCGCTTTCACAGCGGAAATCATACATCCTGCGCATTTAAGTCCTCGTAGGCTTGTTCGCTGACCGTTTTCAGGTTTCTCAGCCAAGTCAGAATAGACAATTCGCCTTTCTTAAATTGTAAATCTTTCTCGCCGTCAATGGTGGAAATATCCTGCAACGTAGATATTATTTTGTCAATATCTTCCAGCAGGTCGGCCCAGCCAGGCGTGGCCATCATCGAGAAGCGCTCCTCGTAGTATTTTTGCAATTCAGGCGTCATCGGTCTTTGGCGGTACTTGCTCGTTAAACTGTGCTACCAGCTTCTGCCACAACGGATGCGCTCCTGACTGCGTTGGCAGGTTGCCGATTACCTGTACGATAAACTGCGCTTCGTTTTGGTCTAGTTCGAATTTCATAGCTTATTCCGGTCTTTGTGGCAGTACATAGCCTACCAACTGATTATTCTCATCAAACGATGGTGTTGAATTCGCTGGCAAATCTCTTAATGCCTGACGATATGTAGCCCATGCTTGCTTTTGCTCTGCCGTTAGCGGTGAATCTGCAAACTGTGTCCAGTCACATTCACGCAGGT